AGACCCACATAGATGTCTCGTTCCCAAGGCATCATATTTTCAATCTCTGTTAAGCTATATTTATGGTACTGCATCAAAGCAAAATTAAGTTTGAAGTAACTCTCCAAACTCATATGCACCATCGCTACCCGAAAAAAGATGCTAACCCTTCTAATACCACTTCACTTTTAACTTTAGTTTTAGGATTAGTAACTTCAATTGTATGCTTAAGTTTAGGCATAGATTCAAAGAACTTTTCAATCTCTTTGAATTGTGATGAATTCATTGACTCAAGAAATTCTTTTACTTCTTTCTTGGTGCAATCAGCAGTTGCCCAAACCTCATCTTCATTATAAATTTTATCTATACATGTAGCAATCAATTCAAATGATTGATCCATTTGATTGCCTTCTTCAAAATCAAAATTATTTTTAATGAATTGTTCTAGTGATGGATACTTCATCTCCATCATCAACTCATCATCCAATTTAATTTGATTAGTGTGATCATCATCCTTCTCAACCTGAATATCATCCAGATTAATAAAGATAGGAACATTTGTTTCTCCATCATCTGGACAAACAATATTAACTTCCAACTCTTCTCCTACAGACTTTCCTCTTATGTTCAGGAATAGATATTCAATATCAAATGTAGGTAGAGTTTCTACTTTAACTCCCTTTGTAAGAACACAATTTTTCAATACTGCTTTAATAGCATTAGTAATTTGTTTCGTGTCTTCACTTTCTAGAGCAATCACAAGTACCTTTTCTTCTTTAACTAGAAACGGTCTATACTTAATACTCTTTCCTGTTGAGGGTAGATCCAACTCATACGTCGGTGTCGCAATCTTTGGTAAAGGCATAATATCCTATAACAATATCAGTGTATTTATTTAGAAGGGTATTCAAGTAAAAATATTTTCTGCTGCTTGCTGAAAAATATTCAATATACCTAGATCAGATTCTCTAGTTATTGTAGTGTCAACTACATAACGAATATATGTCATCGCAACACTACATTTTAGTAAGTCTGATCCATCATATGATACAGGCATTGATGTTATCTGTAAAGGATAACTCTTTATAAACTGGTAAGTTAATGCTTGAGAATAATCTTTCTCAAATTTAGTAACAGTTAAACCAGAAACTGAATATGTATCTGGATATCTTACTCGATAAGTATATGAATTAGATTTAGCAGCATCCTTGTTCTCACTAGTAATAAATGATATCCAATCTTCAAAGAGTTTAATAGGTAGATAATTTTTAGCATCAACATAGAATGTTAGATCTATTCTATCATCATATATTCTTCTATACGCATGTCTCTCAGTTACTCCATGAAAATCATTATCAATCTGATGTGTTGCAAGAGAAGATCCAGGTAAACTTGCTTCTGAACACATCAACTGTATCCTACCTTGCCTTCTCTGTCCTCTGTATCTGGCAAGACCAGCAGGAATATCTAACCCAATTTCAAAATGAGAAGTTAATGCAGGGGAAAGTAAATTTGATTTAATGTCTGAGACTGACCTTGGACTAGGCATTTATAAATACTATTTGACATTATATATTATGTATAAGAGATGGCTGAAAGTAAAAAAAGTATCTTTAGACCTACTCAACCAAGAAAGTATAAAGGTGATGTTAATAATATTATATGTCGTAGTTCTTGGGAATCTAAATTCTGCAATTGGTGTGATCTAAATGAAAATATTATACAATGGGGAAGTGAAGAGTTCTTCATACCCTATAGAGCTCCTGATGGTAAGACCCGTCGTTACTTTCCAGACTTTATAATCAAAGTAAAAGAAAGTAATGGTGAAATTAAAACATATGTCATTGAAGTTAAACCTGCCAAACAAACTAGACCACCCAAGCAGAGAAAAAAGGTGACTCAATCTTACATATACGAATGTAAAACCTATGCTACCAACCAAGCAAAATGGAAAGCAGCAGATGAATGGTGCAAAGATAAACGAATTGAATTTAAAATTATCACAGAAAGAGAATTAGGTATCCATCATGGTAGATAATTTTGGATTTGATAATGCTGCAGAAGAAGCACAAGATAATCGTGTCAGACAATACTTAAGTGATTTGAATAATAGAACTAACGATCAAGAAGAAATGATGTTAGAAATTATGGAAGTATTGAATGACACAGTAACTCCTATACCAGAAGTAGGAAATTTCTATACCTTTGTATATAATGCCAAGACTCCTGGTGAAACTTATGATCAACATCCTTTAATTGCATGTACTTCATTAGAGAGATGGGGATTCAAAGGACTTAACTTTCATTGGAGAAAATCAAGAAACTATACATGGGGAGAACTAGCAGGACAACTCTATATTGTTCAAAGAAATGAACTTGATGATCTACTTACCATACCTTACGGTAAATTCATATTAAATCCTCGCTAAATAATAAAAAAACGCATACTATAATGGCAGTTATTACTAGTAAGATAGCAAGAATAAGATTTGGTCCTAGTGCTAGAAACAAGACCACAGTTTATACTGCCACAAGAGTTACTGGACCTACAGGCAATCCTCCAGAGTATTCTACAGAGATCCTACAATTCACTGATCCAAAAGGAAGTGATCCTGTAGTAATAGCAACACAAGACTCAAGCAATTCAGGAAAATTAATATTTAATTCAAATGCTTCTGCAGCAATACAACAAAATCAAAACTTAATATCGAAAGCATCTACTACTCAAGTCAATTCTGTAAAGAATGCTATCGCATTTACTGCACAGGAAAAACAAGCACTTAATTCAATTTCAGGTTCTAATAATGCAGCAGTAAATTCAGGAACAGATTCCTCAAGACCTGCGGGACAGACAAAGAGTGAAGCAAGAAGATCATGGGATTCTGATTTTGGAGAAGGGCAGAGAGATGATTTTGATGCTTCTACTGAAGGTGTTAATACAAATGATGATGTAACTTCTCAAGAATCTGTTACTTCAGAAGCTGCATCAGGAACAAGAAATAGTTTCGATACTCTTCTGGTATACCCAACTACTTTAAGAGAAGAGAATCAAGATACAATTCACTTTACCATGATGGAATATGTGGCTAAAAAACTTGGTCCATCTAATGGATTATTAGTTGCTGGAGAAAGAACTGCTAATAGAAATCCAATAGGTAGAGTCGTTCTTCCCATACCTGGTGGAATCAATGATCAGAATAATTGCGGTTGGCAAAGTGGCGAAATGAGTGCTGGTCAAATGGCAACTGCTCAACTTGCTCTTGAGGGTATAACAAAAGGTCTTACAGCAATGGGAGAAAAAGCAACAGATATGCTAGGCGATATAGGTGCTAATTCTAAAGATGTAGGAGATGCACTAGCACAAACCATTGCAGGTGCTGCTACTGGTGATAGCAAAGCACTTATGCAAAGAGCAAGTGGTCAGGTAATGAATCCTAATATGGAATTATTATTTAATGGTCCTCAATTAAGACAGTTTAGTTTTACATTTAATTTTACTGCGAGAAGTGCTGCAGAAGGTAGAACCATACTTCGCATTCTTCGGTTCTTCAAGCAAGGAATGTCTCCCATAAAATCAGAATCCAATCTCTTCTTAAAGTCACCTCATACCTTTAGGTTACAATATAAGAAAGGAAGTAATGATCACAAAGCATTAAATAGATTTAAAGAATGTGCTTTAACATCATGCGGTATTCAATACACACCTGATGGTAACTATGCAACATTTGAAGATGGGATTATGACCAAGTATCAAATGACCCTAGCATTTGGTGAACTTGAACCAGTATTTAATAGTGATTATGCTGAATTCTCACAAGACCAAATAGGTTTCTAAAATGTCAAATTACTTTAGTAAAGTTCCAGACTTTGAATATGTTAGCAGACTACCTGATGCTAAAATATCAGACTATATTACTGTTAAGAACTTATTTAAAAGAGCAAAATTAAGAGAAGATATCTTCCAAGACTTAACTCTCTTTACAAAATATAAAATCAAGGGTGATGATAGACCAGATAATGTTGCTTTTGAATTTTATAGAGACCCTAAACTTGACTGGTTAGTATTACTTTCAAATAACATTCTTAATGTACAAACAGAGTGGCCTTTATTACAAATCGAATTTGATAGATATCTAATAGAAAAATATGATACACAAGCAAACATTAATGCGATCCATCATCACGAAACAACTGAAGTAAAAAATAATTCTGGTGCAGTTATAGTAAAAGCAGGTCTAACATGCGAAGCAGATTATTCAGTTACATTTTTTGATGAACGTGCTGGAGGATACACAACTAAATCAAATGTTGCAACACCAATCACAAACTATCAATTTGAATCTGAAATCGAAGATGGAAAGAGAAATATATTCCTACTCAAACAAAGGTTTGTAAATATTGTAAAGGATGATCTGGATGATATCATGCCATATAAAAAAGGTTCTACTCAATTTGTGAGTAAAACCTTGTCTAAAGGAGAAAATATTAAACTGTTTAAGTAATTAATCCTCGGCTAACTTTTGGAAGTAACTTAAAGCATCATCCTCTTCTGAACTAGCAGATGCTACAGGAGCAGCAGCGACTGGTTCTTTGCGTTCAAAGTTAGGTTTGAAAGAACGAGTATTGTCCTCTTCAAATACCTCTTCATCTACACGACGAGCAGGTTTTTTAGCACCTAAAACATAATCCAAACGCTTCTTCAGATCATCATATGATTTGAATTGATCTGCAGCAGTAACAGCAGCAAGAGAATACTGCTTCTTCCACAATGCCTCTAGTGCATCATCATCTTCAAGTAGAGGTGCTACTGTATCGAACTCTGACTTATCATAGTTCCAGTAACCATCCTTCTTGACAATCTTCAACTTGAAGTTTGCACCTTGCCAGAAATCAAAAGGATTGATTGGAGTTTCATCCTCAAACTCTGGTTGCATTGCTTCCATAACTTTATCAAAGATCTTCTTACCAAACTTATAGAGGAATACTCTACCCTCGTTTTGAGGATTGGTAGGATCTTTTACTACATAGATGTTTGCATAGTAGGAAAGCTTACGCTTTTGTCTACGAACAACATCCTTATCAGACTCATTACCACTGTTCCATAGTTCACGATTGTACTCTGAAACAGGATCCTTGCCACCTGTTGTGGTCAAAGAGTTTTCAATATACCAACCACCTGGTCCTTGAAATGCATGTGAATACACTTTTGCCCAAGGGATATCTTCCCCTTCTGGTGCTGGTAAGAAACGGAGAACGGCATAACCGTTACCTGTTTTATCTACTTCTGGTTTCCAGAGTCTTTCATCTGCTCCACCGCCAGTAGTGCTCATCTTCTCCACTTCTTTAACTAATTTTTGAGTCAAAGATCCTAGAGAGGATTGTTTTTTTAAGTCTTTAAATGACATTAGATTTACTTTTAGATTTGGCTTGTGTGTACCTAGTTTACATCTTAAATTGATCGTTGTCAATCTGTTTCTTCATGACCTCAACCATTTCATTCATATTCTTAAAGAATAGGTTCATATCAATATTAGCAGGAAGTCCCATAGAGGTTGCTCCTTCTATTATTTGATCTTTCATCTTCTTGGCTTCAGGGTCATCAGATAAACTCAAACGAGTATAAAGAACTCTTTGCTTATCCAGAAGTCTCTCAAGTATATTTACATGATACTTCTTATCTTCTTTAGACATAGATGGAAACTTAAAGACGTTATTGTAAACTTCTTCTTGAAGTTCACTAACCTCTGCCATCTCTGCTCTCACTACTTCTGAATCAAAGAAACTCATTCTCCCTCCGCAGGTGTTTCTTCATCACTCTGTTCTTCAATTTGTTCTAGAACATCAATAGCACCCAACACTTTTAACAATGTTGTGCGATTAGTTTCTAAACTTTGTTCTAATTGAACTTTTTGTTCTTGTAAATTTTTAAGAACATCAGCATTACTAAGAGCCATGAATAACTATCTCCTTTAAGATTTTTTTGTAATGGGGTACATCTATATTTAGGAACGGTTTATACTTCTTAATCTTCCGACTGACGGTTTCCCATACAGGATCCTTCAGTTGTTTATCGAAGTTTGTTCCATACTCAAATATTATATCATATATTACCATAGTTTCAAGTGATGTATTTCCTCCCAGATAACTCTTCAGTATAGGAGGATGTCCTGTAGAACAATCAAACATATCATCAACTTTACCATCCTCAAACAAGGTATTAGTTTCTTCCTTAAAGATATAAGAAAGTGACTGCACCTTCTTCTTCCAGTCTACATACCGTGCCTCACCATTCTTTATCATATCACCTATCCACATTGTTGCAGGATCTGTGGTGCTTACAAAATTAGATACAAAAAATTCTTCTACTTCTTTATCATTCTTCTGTCGTGCAAACTTCTCAAACCAGAATCTATCTTTTCTTTTATAGAAAGCTTGATGAGTTGCTCTAGTTTTACCACGATACTTTATATAATCGTAATGGTCTTTAGTAAAGTGATTTTTTAGAGAGAGATAACAACGATATGCGTCAAAGGGCATCATTTCATATAGGAAGTTTTGCTCTGGAACTTCTCTTTAAGAAGTTAAGTTCCTGTGCTTCGTATTTAAGTTTTTCTT